GATCTTGATGACCTAGCCAACAGTGCGTGCCTACCCAACGATCTTGCGGACACTGCGACATCCATTGCTGCCAATCCTGGCTGCTGAAATCGTCATATACCGAGTCGTTGTCACCTAGCTTGCCGAGATTGTGTTCCCAAGATTCTATGCCACCCTGCGCATTCACGGAACTAAATGTCCCGTTGAGTATATCACACAGCAATCCGCCGCAGGTGTAATGAGCAAACGCCACGATCTTCATCGCTGCTTGATCTGCCCCAACAGTTGTTTGAGTTTGTTTGACTGCACGTCGGCTGTGATTTTACCTGGTCCACTGTCCTCGGCATCCTCGTTCAATGTGCTTTTGGCCTTGATATTTTCGTATATAGAAGGCGTGCGTTTTCTAAAATCTTGCTGTGATTCGTCAGTGGCCAGATCACGGATGCGCAGGCTTTCGATGTCAAACTCCAGTTCTACCTTTTGCCCCACACCCGAACTCGATCGTGTTTTCATGAGCTGCAGCTGGTAGCGCCCACGCTCGCGCATGGCTCTTGATGTAAAGATGCCAAACACATTGTCCGCGGTGTTGATCTTGGAGATACCGCCCGATATGTGACTGTGGTCAAACTCAATCTCCTCCACTGCCGCGCGGTTCAACTGCGACGCTGTGACAAACAAGATGTTGAGCTCTTTGGCCAGGTTGCGCAGTTCCTCACTCACATACTTGTCTTTGACAAACAAGTCATTGGGCGATACTTTGGCACTCACCGGCATCAGCAAATCTAGATAGTCCACGCACAGGAAGTCTGCCCGCAATCCAGTCTGTATCTGCAGCTCTTTCATGTAGGCACGGATGTCGTTCACGGTGCTCTGCGCTGGCATGTACTTGATGCGCATCTGTCCGGCCTTCTTGGCCATCATGCGCACTTTCATTTCCACTGTGTCGAGATCCTTGAATATGTCCTTGGCCGCTGTGTCAGTCATCATAGAGTCTATGCGATAACTGCACAGTCCTTCACTAAGTTCCAGCGTGATATACACCCCCGAAAGCCCGGCCTGTGTCCAGTTCACTGCCAAATTCTGCATGAACAAGCTCTTGCCTGAACCGGATCCTCCGGCAAATATCTGCAGCTCGCCGCGGTTGAACCCGCCGTACAACAATCGGTCCAAGGCCGGCCAACCAGTGCTATTCTGTCCGTTGTTGGACTTGAGAGCCATGAGTCGCGCACGCGGATCAGCGAAGTAGTCTGTGCCCATGTCCTTGGTCAGCGAGATCTGTACAGCATCCTTTATGAGCTTCTCCACGGGGTCATAGTTGCCTTTTTCCAGCAAGTCTGCGCTCTTTAATATCGCGCGCTCTAGTTCCTGCCTGCGGGTGAATCCTTCAAACTCTTCCAGGAACCAATCAAAGTGACCCTCTGTGAGATCGGGTATGGGCTGCAGTTTTATGCCGGTGGTGGCCGATATCTGTGTCCGGTCCGGCATGGTCTTATGGGCATCGCAATGACTCTTGATGAACTCGGCCGCGGGCCTGAGGCTGCGATCGAAGTTTTCGGGATTGAAGATATTCTGCACGCGGATGTAGCTGGTGGCATCCTCCAGCATCATTTCCAAGAACAGCCGCTGTACTTCAGTTCCGTATTCTTTGAGCAAGTTTCCGCCTCCGCATGTCTATTTTGATCCTACTGGTCTCACGCGCCTGCATGATAGTTATCAGTGTGACCAGGCGCCCATATTTTCGCACTGCATCATTGACATCTTTGCAATCCTGCCACTCCGGCAAGCTCACGGCCCAGCCCAGCTCTAGAGCACGATCCAATAACTTCATGCCCGCTGCATCTTGGTCGGGCACCACGGTGACCTCCCGGCCCAGGCTGCGTATCAATCTAGCCTGTGCCTCATTGATGTCGGCATGCAGCACTGCAAGACCCGATATGCTCAAGGCATCGAACACGCCTTCCATGACCAAGACATGTTGCCAGTTGGGCTGTTGTAGATCTGTGCCAAACACGAAACCTGGTTGTATGTCATGCACATAGCGTGGGTTATGATCATCAAAGAATCTCCGGGTGTGTCCCACGATACGACCATCATAGGTAAAGGGGATGATCACACCCTGCCTGCGGCTGAATTTGTCATCGGGCATCCCGTGTATCATGCCAATGGGATAATCTTCGGGCACGCACCTGTCTCTGAGATATTGCCAGTGCACCGGCGTGTTCTGATCAATCAATCCAAATTCTTCAGGCAGCTCGCGATCTTCAAACTCTATGCCCTGCATTGTGTTGGCAGTCCTCTGCCTATCATCCAGTATGCCCTGTATGCTGCGATGGCGCAGGCTCTCGAGATTGATGCGCTCGATCTCCTCTTGTGGTACGTTGAGCCAGGTCAGGAGTTTGCGTGCCTTGAAAGATAAATTGCGCCCCCAGATAAAACTGGCAGTGAATCCGCAGTTGAAACAGTGATAGCTCCAGCCCTGATCCGTGGGTTTGATACCACCTCGCTGGCGGCGGTCAGCGCTCTCACCGTTGTGAGCACAACAGGGCGCATTGAAACTCAGCCAACCCGAAGCACTGTGCCGTCGGCGCTGGGGTAGATATTGCTGCAGATCAAACATGCTGTTGGTAGTCACGGATCATCGCGGCGATGTCGTCATAGTTGGTACACCAGGCACGATAATCTATCTCGCTGGCCACGGTGCGACCTCGGAATTCCGCGGTGCTGAAATAAGTATCAGCCACTTCCAGTGTGCCGTTGTTTTCCACATGTTCTTTGGTGTAGTGCCGCTGGGGAATATCGAGATCCTTGAGCTGTTGGATCTCAGACAGATAGGGCACATAGACATGGCGCAACCACCATATCACATGATCTGTGCTCACGGGTCTGGACTTGATGCGATCCACTGGCACTGGTCGATTGTGATGCCAGGTGTCCAGCACATGTGCGAAATGTCCGCTGAGACAGCAATCTGTGAGATTGTCTCGGTGCATCACCACCAACCATTGTACATCTAGCGCGCGCAGATAATCCAACAACAGCGGACCTGCTGCGTTGGTGAGGAACTTGATACCCCAGGGCTCGCGGTCCCGCAACCAAGGCACCATGTCAGGCCCACTGGGCACCACATCCGTGACTTCGGCGTTGAATACTTCACCAAAATTATTGAGACGGAATCTCTGGCACAACAGACCCAGCATCACGCTGGTACCCGATCTGGGCATACCATACACTGCCACACGCCGAGGTTTCACAGGAGTCTTGCGCTTCATCGCTGTATTTTACACAGCTCAGACACAAAGGTCAACGATATTGGAGATTGGTCACGGTGCCATTGTCGATCTGCACTGTGGCCCGCTGTGTTCCTTGGTACTGTATGGGCAAGTATCCAGCACCACCTGAGGTCACTGTGATGGTGCTGACGCTGCCATCCCCACCTATGGTGCTCACGGCCCGGGCCCCCGCGCCATTGCCCAGAATCTGGATGCGCGGTGGGGCCACATAGCCGCTGCCGGTGTTGACCAGGGCTATGCCTGTGACCACACCTTCGGGCGAAACCTCTGCTGTGGCAGTGGCACCGTAGCCCTGGCTGTTGTTGAATGCCGCACGGAGCAGTGGGTAAAACCCCACGATATTGAAATATTCGGTGCGCGTATCGTCAAAGTATTCGCGGCATTCTGTGACATCATACCACACCGACTCATAGTCCTGCGCGGCCTGGAATTTGATGGTGCCCGTGAAATGCTCCAGGTCCATTTTCACGGTGGTGAGACTCTGGTTTGAGGTGGGAATATAGCTGGAATAAAACTCTGTGAGCTGTGTGGTATTCACTGGCGGAGGATTCAAGGCCCAATCTGGCCAATCTGTGGGTCCAGGAGTGAGCTGCTGGGCTTTGCCATAGATCGTGGGTATGGTCAGGGGCGCAGATGGTTGGAACTCTGGCAATATGCTGTCCACGATGTTGCAATCCGCGCGCGCTTCGGCGTTGGCATTGACATACACTGCCTGCACATAGTCGCCGCTGCGTCGTTGGATGCTGTAACTGGCGGGCTGAGCCACGATCTCGATGGTGTCAGCGGTGTCCAACACCACTTTGACACGTCCCAACGCTGAGCTCAATACCTGCATTTCTTTTTCCAAGAACACGCGATCGCCGTTCTGGCTCAACAGGCGGAACACAAAGGTGCTGCCAGCGATGTTCACAGGCTTCTGATCTTGATTGATGAACTCAAACAACAGCACGTTGTCTACCCCTTTGTTCACAGTGAGAGTTTTGGCATACACAGGTTCGTACCTCGCGATAAAATAGCCACCCGAAGTGTCTACCAAAAGCACGCGGGTGATTTGTTGATATAAGTAAACGGTGGTCGAATACATAGGATCCTCGATAGATATTTATGGGTAACAGTTTCTTTGACAAGCTGTCGGAAAAATATCCCTTTATATCTTGGTGCATCTACGCCGACATCGAGTACGTAGGCATCATTCAGAACCGGGACGATACCGTGACCACCATCTACGACTATGCCGCGCTGATCAATCACCAGGACAAGCTAGATTTCCTTGAACTGGGCAATGTATGGTGGTGGGAGAGCAATCGCAGCATACCCATCAACATCTTCCTGAGACAGGACTGGGATCGTTTCCGCTTCACTCTGCGTACCTTCAACAACAAAGATCTCAGCATCGTGCATGGCCCAGTGTGCAGCCTGTCCGACATCGCGCGCAAGAAAACCAAGCGCAAGAGCATCACCCTAGTGCGGCGTATCAAGTAAGATCATGTGCAGCACCACCAGGTGTGCGTAGCTGATGGCATGAGCCTTTTTGAACACAAACCCGCGACTGCCGTCGCCATCCCATACCTCAGCAAACACCTGTGCCCAGGGTTTTCCCTGTAGATGCGCCTTGCCTGGGCGTATGACACTGAGCAGCGCAGCCATGCGGGGTATGCTGTCGGGCTTCATGGTGGCCAGCAAAGAGGTGTAATTGCCCACGTGCACCAATTGGCTGGCCCAGGCAGGATCTTGCCACAATCGGGCCCAGGGCGGGGTCTGAGACATGAGCTCGTCTAGGTGCTGGGGGTCTCGCACCAGCTGATACACCGACTGATTCAGGAGATCAATCTTGAAATATCCCCGCTGTTCAGCGGTTTCGTGATCCAGCGCTGCGCACTGATTCATGGGATCATAGGGTATGGGCGTGGCGTATATGCCAGTGTTGTGACGTACCGCGGCTGCACCCCGGGTGTTGCGGGCCGGAGTGTGCTGGATCAAGGCCAACAACTGTTGTCGATCCGCGAGATCTATGTCAACATCAGCGCTCATGTCAGCATACTAGCACAAAAGCCCCCTGCACGCAATTGTGAGGTGTGCCGATAGGGTTCGTCACGGTCAAAATCTGGTTGCCAGCTGCCCGTTTGTTGCACGTGATATTCGATGTAGGCCTCGGCTATGACATTCACGGGATCAAACTCACGATCCACCCCGGACAGCACATCATGTATCAGTGCATCGCAATGCGCAGTGATCTGGGCGAATCTCTGCCGCTGCATGAACTGACCATGCCAATGCTCAGCAGAATCTAGATTGGTCACGGGGCGATCCAACCACTGGGCCAGAGCCTGCAGATTGTCACGGAACTGTGGCCAGTCATAGAAACAGCCAAACGGCCACTGCCAGATGTGATTGTGTTCGCGCAACGCACTGTGGAGCATGGGTTCCAGCAGCCCATGTTGCCAGGGGTCTGCGAATCCATGCCGGAAAAAATCCCTGAGCACGCCGCGGCGGCAGTGTGGATGATCAGCGTCCCACATCAGATCTTGCACCGCCAATGCCTGTTGGCATTCATGGCGTATGACCTGCGGCAGTTCATGATATTGCTGCCAGCTGCTGATCTGTGGCCATGTCGCATCCGATATGGCCTGATAGCCCTGCAGCAATGGCTCTGTGCTGTAGATCCGGTGTATGCGATCTCTCACGGGTTGATACACCGGCACGCTGAGTTTGTGCCAGGTGTCATGTTCTAGATCATCGGGATCAATGTTGAACTCGCCGGCCCGATAGAGACTCACACACTGCAGGGCCAGGAGATCCCGGGGCTGGGGCTGTATCATCACGATGCGCTGATCCCGTAGTGTCTGGCCCTGGGTGGTGTAGTGATCGGCATAGAACTCACGCTGTGACTGATAGGTCACATCATGCGCGGCTCCCTGTGTGGTGAATACATCGCCCTGCCATGTCATGCCAGCCAGGCAGTGATTCAGCATCAACTCCAAAAAATTGCCGTGCGCGCCGCCCTGGAAATCTATGTATGTCATCACCAGCCCAGGCCCTGCAGGCTGTGTTCACACAGGGCTTGGTCCGCGGGATGGTCATGGAAACATCGCTGCCAGCGATCGCTGTCAATGTAGGGCCATATCATGGCGAGGTCTGTTGGTGTCAGCGTGGTGAGCCACTGCCGGCCGCTGTCACAGTTATAGACCAACCAAGCACTGAGATAACCCGTGGTCACTGCATGGCACAGCGCATGGGTGTTGCCATAGCGCAGGCAATCATGTGCTGGTGCTTGATTGCGCTGGGCCCAGTCTTGCGCCCAGGCCTGTCCGCGTCTCAGTGCTGAAGCCATGGGCTCCTGTGGCAACCAATCTGCCAGGAATTCAGTGTATTCGCGATCCGATGCCCAGTGATCGATCTTGCGATTGCGCGCGAGCAACCATCGCATGTAAGATTCAGGATCAATCACGCGAGTGTCTACACAGTATCGACCAAACCGCACAAAAGCACGATAGTAGGGACTGGTGTCAAAATCATCCAGGGTCTTGAGTCGGCTGGATCCATGCATGCTTTGATAAAACGCCAAAAACGCTTGGAAGCCTATCTGCACACCGCGCTCGCCGCGCTCGCTGTGGCGCCGACGTTGTTCACACATGTGCGCTGCCAGCGTGCTTGGGCGCACGAATGATCGCTGGCAGAATTCGCAGCGATGATTAGTCTGGTTCACCGTGTCGCTGCACATAGTCGTTGATCTCAGCATCGGTATTGATCTCCGCCATGAGGGCTATTTCATCTTCTCTGTAGTTGGGATATAACTGTCTCAGTGTCTTGAGCCGCGCGGTGTTGCTTTCGCGCCGTTTGGCTGCTAACCATGTGTGGCGCTGGGAACCCATGTCAGGACTCACGGTGGTGGCCAGCAGCCACAAGAGTTTTTTGTGTCGGCTGCTGTTGACACTGAAAAACTTCCGATTGAGACGCTGGTTCAATGACCGCAGATAATATTCCTGCAGCTCGGCGCTGCCTTGCACCGAGCTGCCCCAGCGTATCATGAGATATGGCGAGAACTTGCGTTGCTGTTCCGGCGTGAGCTGGTCGTACCAGTCCCGCTTCTTGAGGTCCAGAGCACGCATCTCATTGGTGATATTGAGTGGATCAGACATGTGTGTTATTGTAGCGCAAGGCGTGATAGATTTCAACCTGTTCGATCATGTGCTGTAATTCAGGATCGGTTTTGGCTGCCAGCAAAATATCGGCCCACAGCAACCGTCGGTGGGCCAAGGCCTGTGTGGCGGTACCGCTGATGCGGCGTCGACCCTGTTGACCCGAAACACGCTGATATATGGTTTGCCCACCATCGGGGCTTTCATAGATCATGGGCATCACCAACACCGGTTGTAGTCAACCACTTCACAGTTGCGACTGATGTCCTTGACGAAATACACGCAGTCGGGTTCAGGATCGTCGGTGAGTGGCACCGCCAACAGTTGGCCGTTCCTGAGCTTGGGGCTGTACCATGTGACATCGTGATACACGTCCAGGATCTCGATGTCGGGGAAACTGGGACGGAAACTGGATATGGGGTTGAACTGGAACACCCGGAAACCACGGTCATTTATGGATGTCAGTGGCAGCACTTCGAGGTCACCGAGGTCAGGCTCACCTATGAGTATCTGCCAGTCCATGGGCATGCGCACCGTGTGTTCGCCGATCCTCAGCACCAGGGCCGGTGCTGTGAATCCCTCGAGATAGATCAGGGGTATGAAATAGTAGTCAGGATCCTGCGGCGCGCTGTTGTCAAAGATAGCAAAGCGCATGTCATCTACTTCGTCCGGCAAATGATCGAGATCATAACAGATATTGTCTAGTGTGAGTATTCGCATGTGTGTATTGTACTATGATTGATGTGTGGATACGACCATGATGTTGAAGGCTATGCTGCATCTCTCTTGTTGCGTGAGATTTGGCCCCACCATGTGAAAGAGGCTGGGTGGGAAAAACAACAGCATGTTGGGCTGTGGTTCCACTTCCATGTATCCGCCATCGCCGGGATAATAATACTGGTAGTACGACCCCACTGAACTCAGGTATCTAGGATCGTAAAAAAATATGTTGCCAGTGTTGGGCGGAGCCTTGACATAGAACACCCCACTGATCACGGCATTGGTATCGATATGATTATGTAACGCGTTCCATGCACCAAATCCATTGATATTGACCCATGATTGCACTCTCACTGGTGGTAGGTTCACTTCGGGGTTGCGAGGGAAACACTGCAGGATCATGTCCGTGAATTCTTGGTCCTGGAAATTGTGCCCTTGATATCCACCACCACGATTGCTGACACGGGCATTGGGCACTTGGTCATGATGTTGTTGACACGCTGCCATCAATCTCTCGAGATCCAAATCACAGGTCTTTTTGAAAATGTCCGTGCCAAACATTGTGTATCGTTCTTGCATTGTGCTTCCTTTCATTGCCATTCCAAGCGCTCTTGCGTGAAGGGATAGTTGGCTTCACGATAGTAGGTTTTGCGCTTGGTGAGATGTCGCTTGCTGAAACGACATGTACTGGTTATGTCCCAGATCTCCACGTGATCTTTGTCTTCGGCCTTGCGGATTCCGCGTCCAATACTTTGGATAACCCGTACGAAACTCTTGCCTGGTTCCACTAGAACCAAATTAAAGATCCGGGGTATGTTGATGCCTACAGCAGCCACCCCGTATGTGGCCACGATGATTTTGTCTGATGCTTCGGCCACTTCATCATATTCTTCCTGTCGGTCTCGGGCTTTGGTGGCACCCGACACAAATACTGCGCGTTCACCTAGTCGTTCCACCAGAGCCTGTCCCGCAGATATCCTGTCTACTAACACCAAGGTATTGCCTGTGGCATTGACCTGTTGTATCAGGCCCGCCATGGCGTCCAACCTGCCGGGTTCCTCCAGGAGATACTTCAGCTCGCTCTGATAGTTGGTGTGTTCTCTGTGATCCACCATCTGCACGATGTTGACTCGGCATTGTGCCAGCACGCCCTGCTGTTGCAGCTCATTGGCCGACAGGCGGCTGATCACCGGGCCCAGGCTCACTAGCAGACTTTTGGCTTCAAATTCTTCCTTGGGTATAGTACCAGTGAGTCCCCAGCGTATAGGCACTGCGGCCATGACGCCAGTGAGCAGGGTTTTGAGAGCATCGGCCTTGGCCATGTGTACTTCGTCAACGATCACGCACACCACGTCTTCTAGGAACTCGCCTATGGTGACATCTGCGCTTTGATTCTTTGTGTTTTTCAACAGGATGTTGAGACTCTGCCAGGTACAGATGGTGTGCTGGTGCCCGTGTTCTTTGCGATCACCAAAATACACACCCACGTCAATGCCGAGATTGCGATAGTCTTTTTCGGTCTGTGTGACAAGACTCTTGTTGGGCACGATGACGATGCTACGACCATAGGGCTCAACACAAGAACTCAAGGCCGCGGTCATGATGGTCTTGCCTGCGCCAGTGGCCACTTCCTGTATGCTCTGGGGATTGGTGAGGAAGTTGTTGATGATCTCGACCTGATAGTCACGCAACCGTATGGGTTCACCTGCCGCAGGATGTCCCTGGGGCCATGTGCGATCAGCGAAAGAATCCTCGGTGGCCTGGGCAAACTCAAATCTAGTGCTGTATGTGCGCTGATCGTCCAGCTCAACATCATAGCCCATTTCGTCCAACACCGGCAAGATGTCGGGCAAGAGGTTCACAAAGGTGCTGCCACCCAGCTGGAAATAAGCGACCTTGCCGTCCCAGCGTCCCAGGCGCACCGCGGGCAGATAGCGCGCATAGGGCACATCATATTTGAACATGTTGACCAGCCTGCGCCGGGCATCCAGTTCCAGTCCTTCGATTTTCACGTTGACTTCGTCGCGTATCACCAGGTGCGCTGATCTCATGCCACCTGGACCCGTATTATGTGTTGATCTTGTCGTATCATCTCTATGATCTCATCCTTGCTCTGGGGCATGTCTAGATAGGCCACGGGGTACATCAGAGGTCTCAGTTCCACTGCGTCCCAGTGATCATAACCACGGCTCTGGAAAAACTCCTGATGCTGTTGCCAATATGTGCGCAATTGCTGTGCCCGATCCTGGGCATCTGCCGGCAGCACTTCGCTAAAGTATACTACAAAATCTGCGCTGTAGTGTGTAAATGGCCGGAAAGCCTCGTCTGTGATGTAGTTATCTTGATCATGCGCGAGATGCTCTAGGGTCTTGCCGATTTCCACGTAATTCAAACACAGTGTGCCCCAGGGCACACAGAGCCTGCCCCATTGGCGCATGAAATCTGTGGTCATTTCACGATCTTTGGGCAGGCCAAACCAAGTGCATACCAAACGGGGAGGATCACCGCGGCTCACAGTCTCGCAACGGTGTACCGCGATGTTGAGCTGGGCCAGGGCCGTGCGCACTGCCTGTGGTGCCTGGAGCCAGAAATCATGATGCTGTTGATCCAGCAAGCCGTGATAGCGCTCAAAGATGCTGTGCAGATAGTTGAGTCCGTCCTGATCATCCACGCCCAGCCACGGCTGATCAATGATGTGCTGATGGCTGTTGATCACTGCTATGCAATTGCGCACCGCGACTTCGGCACGCTGGCGTTCGGTCGGGGCGTCATCAAATCCATAAAAACGATCCGGGAGATCCCGACCATAGGGTCGCGCGGCATGATATCTCTCCAACCAAGCGTCACTGACCGCAGTGCCTGCCAAGCGCCAACGCAACACTGATCCACCACTCAACACGATTTCAATGTAGTCCATGCGGCAATTATACACTGATATGTCAAGAAGTCAAGACGAAAAAAAGGGCACCACTGGGGTGCCCTCAATGACTGCCGAGGCAGTCAGGAGCGAAACTGTTTACTCGTGCCGCATGCAAGTAGATTCTGCCAGCACGCGCCAGTTGGCTGAGACTTTGGTCAAATCAGCCAGCTTCAGGGCCATGCGCAGTGAGATCTCGCGCAGGCGTGCGTGATTGTCTTGCATGAACTCCACGATCTGCTCGCCTTGCTCAGGCGTGAAGTCGTAGTCCTGGAACAAGTCACCTTTGCGGAAGATCTGGCGTATGCGCAGGATCTTGTCGCGCGTGGTGTTGAGCGTGAGATCCAGGAAGTGGCACCGGCTCTGCAGTGCTTCGAGGTGATCCTGGAGCTTCTTGCTCTTGAGATTTTCAAACTTGAGATTGGTGATAAAGATCACCGATCCCTTGAAATCAAACTGGTCCGGCACTCCCTCACGACGCAACATCGCGCTGTCTGAGTTCCAGTGGATGCGGCGTTTTTTGCCTGAGTCCAGTGCTGCCTTGAGGATGTTCAGCGCGAGATCATCCTGCAGGATCGAGTCACAGTCGTCGAACACCAAGACGTTGCGTGCGTCGCTGTGCTTGTACAGCGTGCAGTACAAACCGATGGGTGTCATGGCGCCCTTGATGACCTCATACTTGACTTTGCGATTGCCCATGACATCAAACAAGCCAGCCTTTTCCAGCTGATACTCAACCCCGTAGCTCTTGCCCACGCCCGGAGGACCCACCACGATCATGGCCCGGATGTCGCCAGCGATGGCGGCTTTGGTCATGTCGTCTAGTATGTTGAACCGTTGTTCGATACGGTCCATGACTTCCTCGTCGGTTTCCACGCGGGGTTGATTCTTGAAAGGGATAGTCTTGTGCTCGCTCACGGCATCTCCTGTGAATTCAATGTCTTGGATACTATTTACTCGCACGCGCACCACGTCAAACTCAGGACCAAAATGTCCCGCGCTTTTCACAGTCACGAAGCCACCGCGTGCACCGGTCTGGAATCCGCGTACCAACTCAAACTCAGCGTTGGCCACGGGCTGATTGCGATAACTGCCGCTTAGGATACGGATAGTTGCTGTCATGTTCGCTCCGTTGTTTTATTGTATAAAGCATTATAGCAAGAAATGAATTATTGGTCAACCTAGCCAGGTCCCACGCAAGACAGCATTAGAAACACCAGAAAAGCCCCTCCTACCACAAAATTCCAGATGTCTCTAGCACCCGGCACTTGATCCAACATGTCATGTTCGTGCCCGCAGTAGGGACATACCTTGGCATCTGGCACTTGCATACCGCAATTGTAGCATTTCATAATGTATATTATACCATATCGATGTTTTTTGGTCAACCGCAGTTAGTTAGCGACCACTGACCTCTGCAGGTCAGCGTAGGCAGTGACCAGTTCGCTGGGAAAGTCTTCGTCGTACCAAAAGCTCCACTGCGCGGATTTGACGCCGCAATCTTTCACAACCAAGGGCCAGGCCGCGTCCAGCACGGCACCCGCAGGGCCAGTGGCATCTAGGGTGGGGTCGCTGTCAAATAGGCGCTGGGCCAAACGTTCTGCGTAAATCATACATGCTCCTGTGTTCTAATATGTTCACAGTATAGCAAGTCATGATTTATTGGTCAACCGTGCAAGTTAGTCAGTACTTACTAACTATTGCCAGTGCTGGGCGATGATGGGATCTTGGATCTGATGTGGTTTGGGACGACCGTGGAAGTTGATGACACTGACATCTGGGGGGATCACAGTCTCGATGCCAGGCCTCAGGAATCGACGATGTATGAAATCCCAACCACCTTCGCGCAATTGCCAACGATAGCTGGCCACTCTGCGGTCTTCGTAGAGCCGGCGCTGTGGTGGCGTGATGGTGGCAAAGAGATAGTCTTGGTCTCCGGGATATTGTTTGCTGACCTGATTGACTCCCGCAGCCACAAAGGCATCCCAGACCCAGCCATACTCTTGGGTATTGAACCACATCAGGCTGCTGTTGATGCCCTGATAAGATGCTTTCTGCAGGTATCGGAAATCCCGCAAGGTCCAAAAGTCCCGGGCGCTGTTTTCCACACACCAAGATATGTCACCGCAGATCACGGTGTCTAGATCGAAATACAAGAGATCACCCGCAAAGTGGTCGGGATCAAACAACTGCATTTTGTACCACCATGACCGTTTGGGTCCTGAAATGCCGGGCCATTCCACCAGACAGTGCTTGATCATGTGCGGTGGCACGCTGCGGTCATGCTCGGTGTAGACATGCATGCGTATGGGCACATGCATGTTGCGGCTCACCATGTTATACAAGCGTTCTACATAGATCCAATCGTAGGCCGCTCCGTGTATCACACAGGCACAATCCACATGCGTGCGCGGCTGTGGTGGCTTGGCCTTGGCGGCCCTGCGCGCGGCCTTGAGCGCGGCACGCGCGGCTCGATCCTGTGCGGCAAATGATTGCATGGCGCTAGAACTGATAGATGATCTGGTAGTCGTCGTAGATGGGTCTGTGATCACGTCCAGCGAGATATTCCACTATGCGGCGACCTTTGCCGGTGCGCTGACCTTCGCGCCAGGCGTTGTCATCGATCATGACCAGGGCCCCGGGCTTGATGCGATCAGCGAAGATCAAGAATTCCCGGAGATGATGTTCGGCGCTGGCTGCATCGTCGCCCCATTTGAGATCATAGCTGTCTAGATGCCAGAGATCCACGACACTGGCATCCACGTGTTGCAAGAAGT